AAAAAAGAAAACAGATTTACAGTACCAACAGAATGTGGTTACAAAGAAATACTAACAATCAAGCCATTTGGTGAAATAGTTGCCAAGTTTGATACAGGTAATTCAGGCATGCCAGTTATTCATGCAGATAAAGTTAAACCATTATCTAACACTAAAGTACAATGGTCTTTATTAGGTAAAACTATTGAAAGTAGAATTGTAAGAGTAGAAGAAATATCTGTAGGTGGTTTAAGAGATTATGAAGAAGACCGATATGTCGTAAAACTAGATGTAGAATTCGCCGGTGGTTTCTATAAGGATGTAGAATTTACCATTGATGATAGAGAAGATAGAAGTCCAATACTTCTTGACCGTGCATTTATGAATAGATTAAATGTTATGGTTAATCCACAAAGAAAATATGTGATTACGACAAAATACAGCTTGCCAAACTAGGTTAGTTGTGTTATAATATATAATAATTGAAGGAGTAAAGTATGAGTGATGTGAAAATAGTAAGACTACAAACAGGTGAAGATGTAATTGCTAAGATGGATAAAGATACCATGGGCAACTATACATTTGAAAAACCATTTGTAATCATTCCCACACAATCAGCCCCAGGAAAACCAGTACAGTTAATGATGACGCCATATATGCCTTATGCAGATGACGACATTATTACTATTGCAATGGACAAGGTTGTGACAACAGTTAAACCAAAAAAAGAAATCTTAGCTTCGTATCAACAGAATACAAGCAGTATCTTAACACCCACAAAAGGCGGATTAATCACAGAGAATAAAGTACCTGGGATTTAATGCAAGTTTATTTTGTAAGAAACGGCTCAAAGATTAGAGTTGATGTTCCTGATGAACAGACAACTCTAATGGAAGCGGCCAAATGGCATTCGCCAGTACCAATACCAGAAATACCAGCCGATTGTGGTGGTAGTTGTGCGTGTTGTACTTGTCATGTACATGTAGATGAAAAATGGCTTGCCAAAGCAGGCAAAATAGACTATAATACACCTGAAATTGAATTGTTAGAATACGAAAAAGGTTATATCGAAGGCAAGTCCAGATTGGCTTGTCAGATACAACTTACACCTGAACTAGATGGATTAACTGTACACTTGAGGAATGATGAACTTTTATAAAAATGTTATAGAACACCGTGGCAAATTACTTGTTAGAGGAATACATGATGGCAAAGACTATAAAGATAAGATAGACTTTGGACCTACGCTCTATGCTTTGACGCAAGAGCATTCTGTATATAAAACTTTACAAGGTCAAAATCTTAAACCAATTGAGTTTAGAGATATTATGGCAGCTCGTAAGTTTCGTAAAGAAGTTGCTACACAAAATTCACCTATCTATGGTTTAGAAAGATACCATTATCAGTATATCGGACAAGAACATCCGGAAGAAATACAATGGGATAAAGAACTAATTAAAATCTTTACACTTGATATTGAAACTACTTGTGAAAATGGTTTTCCAAATGTAGAAGACCCACAAGAAGAAATTATTTGTTTGTCTGTAAAAAATCAAACGAATAAACAAATCATTACTTGGGGTGTAGGTAAGTATCATACAGACCGAACAGATGTAACTTATGTTGAGTGTAAACATGAGAAACAGTTGATGTTTGAGTTTATGAAGTTTTGGATTAAAAATCATCCAGATGTTATCACAGGTTGGAATACTAAATTCTTTGACTTACCATATCTTATAAACAGATTAAAATTAGTTGCAGGCGAAACAGTTGCAAATAAAATATCTCCTTGGAATCTAATCAATCGTATGGAGATTAATGTACAAGGTCGTACACAAACTGTTTATGATGTGTATGGTGTTGCTATGTTAGATTACCTCGACTTGTACAAATGGTTTATACCAACAAGACAAGAAAGCTATAAGCTTGACTTTATTGGTGAGTTAGAACTAAAACAACCAAAGAATGAAAACCCTTACGATACATTTAAAGAATTTTACGAGAAAGACTTTCAAAAGTTTATTGATTATAATATACAAGATGTTGAAATCGTTGACGCATTAGAAGATAAACTTGGTCTTATTGATTTGAGTTTAACTGTTGCATATGATTCAAAAGTAAATTATGACGATATCTTTTCACAAGTTAGAGTGTGGGACACATTAATTCATAATCATTTAATGAAAAAGAATATATGTATTCCTCCAAGAGAAGACCATAGTAAAGAAACAAAATACGAGGGCGCTTATGTAAAAGAACCTATTTTAGGTGGCCATGATTGGATTGTTTCATTTGATATTAATTCACTATATCCACATATTATTATACAATACAATATTTCGCCTGAAAAGATACTTGGTGAAAGCGGACAAGGTGTCAATGTTAATAAAATGATTGACATGAAAGTACCTCTTAACTATCTTAAACATGAGGGTGCCTGTTTAACACCAAACGGCGCCAAGTTTAAAACTGATAGTCAAGGTTTTCTACCTGAAATGATGGAGAAAATGTACAATGACCGTGTTGTCTTTAAACAAAGAATGTTAAAGGCAAAAGCCGAGTATCAAATCAATCCTACAAAAGCACTTGCTAGAGAAATTGCAAGATGTCATAATATTCAATGGTCAAAAAAGATTGCCTTGAATTCAGCTTATGGTGCAGTTGGTAATCAATACTTTAGATTTTATGATGTAAGACAGGCAAGTGGTATTACAACGGCTGGTCAATTTATTATTCGTTTTATTGAAAAGAAAGTGAATGAATATCTAAATCAGATATTACAAACACACGGTGAAGTAGATTATATTGTTGCTTCAGACACAGATAGTATCTATGTTAGATTTGACAAGCTTGTAGCTAAGACTTGTCAAGGTAAAACAAATGACCAGATTGCAGACTTTTTAGGTAAAGTTTGTGATAACAAAATAGAACCATATATTGAAAAATGTTTTGATGAACTAGCTGATTATTCTAACGCATTTAAAAATGCCATGGTAATGAAACGAGAAGTTATTGCCAACAAGGGTATATGGGTTGCAAAGAAAAGATACATGTTGAATGTACTAGACGAAGAAGGCGTAAGACTTACTGACCCGAAGTTAAAACTTATGGGCATAGAAGCAGTCAAGTCTAGTACACCTCAGGTGTGTAGAGGTAAAATTAAAGACGCAATAAAAATAATTATGTCGAAGGAACAAACAGACCTCCATAAATTTATTGCTGACTTTAAGGAAGAGTTTATCAATCTACCACCTGAGGCAATTGCCTTTCCTAGAAGTTGTAACAACCTAAGGAAGTATGCTAGTAATAGTAGTATCTTTATTAAAGGGTCACCTATTCATGTTAAAGGTGCATTGATTTATAATCATCAATTAAAAGAAGCAAATCTTGGTATGAAATATCCTTTTATACAAGATGGCGATAAGATAAAGTTTCTTAAATTAAAAGAAGCTAACCCATTTAAATTTGATGTCATTAGTTACATTAGTACACTACCGACAGAATTTAAATTAAAAGAGTATGTCGATTATGAGATACAATTTCAGAAAACATTCCTCGACCCAATGCGTTTTATATTAGACGCAATAAATTGGAAAGCGGAACCACAAGCAACATTGGAGAGCTTCTTTGATTAAACTACCTGAAAAAAAATATAAAGTAATATACGCAGACCCACCTTGGTTATTTAAAACAAGGTCGGATAAAGGAAAAGAAAAAAGTCCTGAAGCACATTATGATTGTATGTCATTAAATGATATTTGTAATATGCCTGTTAAAGATATTGCAGATGAGAATTGTGTATTGTTAATGTGGGTATGTGACCCTATGTTAGACCAAGCTATGAAAGTTATAACTGCTTGGGGTTTCAAATATAAAACAGTAGGTTTCACATGGGCAAAAACAAATAAAAAGACACTAGGATTTTTTACAGGTTTAGGATATTGGACTAGAGGTAATCCTGAAATGTGTTTACTTGCAACAAAAGGTAGACCAAAACGAATCAATAAAGATGTTGCTCAATTGGTGATTGCACCAAGAGGTCGACATTCGGAAAAACCACTATTGCACCGAGAGATAGAAAGGCTTTGTGAAGGTCCTTATATCGAACTATTTGCAAGGAAAAAGACCAGAGACCATTGGGACTTTTGGGGAAATGAGGTTGAAGCTTGACTTTAGCGATATTATGTAGTATAATACCGTTATTATTAGTAAGTATATTATTATGGATGTGGAATGGCGAAAAACCTAAGTAAAGAAGAAGCACTATATTGTGCTAATGTATTCTCAAATTATTTTGACCAATTTACTAGAATTGACCAATATATGAGAGACCAAAAGATGGCTCAAATAGAGACCATACCTACTTCACTTCCTGGTATGGGATTAGAAAACGAATTGTTTAGTGACTTTACCATGTCGCCTGAAGATATGGATTTAGAAGTAGTTGAACTTGATAATCATACATGGGACACTTGTATTAATTTAATTTCAAGTCATAGTAATATGGTAAGTATTCCTGGTAAAAGTTTAAAGCTGGCAGTAAAAGAAAAGAATACAAATACATATGTTGGTTTTATGAGATTTGGTTCTCCTGTTATCAATATGAGACCTAGAAATATATTACTAGGTAATGTGCCTGATTTAAAAGTATTTAATAAAACTGCTATCATGGGATTTGTAATTGTACCATCACAACCTTTTGGTTTTAATTATCTTGGTGGTAAATTATTGGCTGCCTTGTGTTGTTCACATTCAGTTAGAGAAAAACTAAATGAAAAATATGATATGAATTTAGTTATGTTTGAAACCACAAGTTTATTTGGTAATAGTAAATCGGCTAGTCAGTATGACGGCATGAAACCTATGTTGAAAAATAGAGGCCTAACTGATAGTGATTTTATTCCTATGATACATGGCAAACCATTTAAAGATTTACTTAATTATGTTGAAGACAAAATAGGCGTATTCATTAAAGAGGATGCCTCTAGTAGAAAATTAAAAATCACCACAGCTATTCAAGGTTTAATTAAAAAGACATTAGATGGTGATGACTTACAAAAATTTAAAGATACAATTACCAATGCTAAAAAATTAACTGAGCGTAAAAGATACTATGTATCTAACTATGGTATAGAAAATTATATTGATATAGTAAATGGTAAAACAGATAAGATTATTAAAGCACCAAATTTTGATAGATATAATGATGTTGAATTGATTAATTGGTGGAGAAAACTAGCTACCAAAAGGTTTAATAATATCAAAGAAGATGGTAGACTAAGAAATGATATTGAAATTTGGACTAAAGATAGTCAGATAGATATAATTAGATAAATAATATGGTGAGCATACAACCAAAAGAATATAAAGAACTAAAAGAATA